GGGCATGGAAGGCGAGTTCAATACTGGCCGTACCGCTGGCACTTGCTACACTCACGACCGCTCAAACTATCGTTAAAAGCGAAACCCCAGTAGTCTAGCGGGACTAAAGGGGCTTCTAACCAAATCAAGAAAGGTTGATATGGCTACTGAGCATTGTAAGGACTGTCGGCACTATCACGACAACGGCTCAATATTAGGGCTTTGTCGTAGGTATCCGTCATATCAAAACCGCAGTCCGAATGAGACTTGCGGTGAGTTTTCGGTGAAAGCAGTTGCCGAACTTACTCCCACTTCGGTGGGGGATTTTTTGCCTGACCCAGTTAAGAAGCGTATGGGTAGACCACGCAAAGAAGCACAAGAGGTGGCAGATGGAAATTAAACCATTACGCGACAAAATCATTGTCAAGCCAGAACCGCGCCTAAAGTCAAACATAGACTTATCCCTAATGCAAGAAGCCGACTCAATCGGAACTGTCATTGCAGCTGGTGACGATGCGTTACTCCAAGGCGTTAACATTGGTGACCGAGTGCTATTTGGCACATTGGCTAAAGAATACAAAGACGAATACTTGAAGTTTGAAGAATTAAACTTAGATGGTGAGCGTCATCTTAAAATGTCATGGCAAGATATTGCCGCAATCTTGGAGGAAGTATGAAAGCAGGACTTTACGCAAACATTCACGCTAAACAAGAGCGTATAGAAAAACAGAAAAAAGAAGGCAAGCCAGTAGAGAAGATGAGAACGCCTGGCTCAAAAGGCGCACCTACTGCTAAAGCATTTAAAGAATCGGCTAAAACCGCAAAGAAATGAAAAAGCACGATAAGCCCATAGAGCATAAAACCACGGGTAAGGGCAAGACCTACAACCCTACGGACAAAGGCGCTGGAATGACGGCTAAAGGTCGTGCTGAGTACAACGCTAAGAACAACGCCAATCTGAAGCCACCAGCCCCAAATCCCAAGACAAAGAAGGATGAGGGCAGAAAAGCATCATTTTGTGCGCGCATGGAAGGCGTAGTAAAGAACGCCAAAGGGCCTGCTGAACGGGCAAAAGCATCATTAAAGAACTGGAACTGCTAATGGATAAAGAACTAATTAACTTACGAATCCAAGACTTAATCAGCAAAGGTAAAGAATTGGAACAACAGTTGCACCAAATAAATGGCGCATTACAACAATGTCAGTGGACACTAACCGAGATGGAGAAGCCTAATGTTGAAGAAATCGACAAGCCCGAAAGCGTTTAAAGAAAACATTAAGACGGAGATAAAGGCTGGTAAACCAGTCAAGCAAGCCGTTGCGATAGCGTATTCAGAAAAGCGCGAGGCTCAAAAAGCCAAGGCAAAGAAGTGAAAATAACCCAAAAACTGGTCACAGAACTAATCCCTTATGTAAAAAACAGCCGCACCCACTCTGATGAACAGGTGGCACAAATAGCGGCAAGCATTAAGGAATTTGGCTGGACTAACCCAATACTGGTAGACGGGGATAACGGCATCATTGCAGGGCATGGCAGGCTCATGGCCGCCCGTAAGTTAGGGCATAAGGAAGTTCCCACCATAGAACTGAAAGACCTGACCGAAACCCAAAAGAAAGCATACATCATTGCCGACAACCGCTTGGCACTTAATGCGGGGTGGGACAACGAGATGCTGACCATAGAGTTAAACGACCTATTGGCAGACGGGTTTGCGTTGGACATATTAGGTTTTGACCCAAAAGAGATAGCTGCCTTGCTAGAGCCAGAAGTGGTGGAAGGGCTAACCGATGAAGATGCAGTTCCAGTAACACCCGAAGAGCCAACAACCAAACTTGGTGATATTTACTTACTTGGCAAGCATCGACTGATGTGTGGGGATTCCTGCAGCCTAACCGACATGGAAAAGCTGTGCGATGGGCAATTGGTGGATATGTGGCTAACTGACCCTCCATACAATGTTGCTTATGAAGGCAAAACTAAAGATGCCTTAAAAATACAAAACGACAGCATGGGCGATGACCAGTTTCGCCAGTTCTTGCGCGATGCTTATGTAACCGCAGATTTGGTAATGAAGCCAGGCGCGGTGTTCTACATTTGGCATGCCGATTCAGAAGGCTACAACTTTAGGGGCGCAGCACACGATGCTGGTTGGAAAATACGCCAATGCCTGATTTGGAAGAAGTCATCTATGGTTATGGGTAGGCAAGACTACCATTGGAAACATGAGCCTTGTCTATATGGGTGGAAGGAAGGCGCAGGCCACCTATGGGCTACCGACCGCAAGCAAACCACTATCCTAGAGTTTGACAGACCTAGTAGAAGTGGTGAACACCCAACAATGAAGCCTGTTGCGCTATTTGAATACCAAATGCTTAATAACACCAAAGGCGGTGATATAGTGTTGGATTCGTTTGGTGGAAGCGGAACAACCATGTTGGCGGCAGAGAAACATGGGCGTTACGCCAGATTGATGGAGCTAGACCCCAAGTATTGCGATGTAATAGTAAAGCGGTGGGAAGATTTCACCGGCAAGAAAGCCACATTGTTGACAGATGTAACCGAAACTGCTTAAATAATAGCGAGTTCCCCTATATAAAAGATGCCAGTAATTCCACAAGAGGCGCACCAGCCAACCGATGAATCCCGCAAGATGGTTGAAAGCACCAGCGGGTTAGGCTTGCCCCATGAGCAAATAGCCATACTGGTTGGCATAGACGATAAAACCCTGCGTAAGTATTACCGCACAGAACTGGACACGGGTAAGGCTAAAGCCAACGGGCAGATAGCCAAAACGCTGTTTAGCAAAGCGGTGGCAGGCGATACAACTAGCCTTATCTGGTGGACAAAGAGTCAAATGCGCTGGAGTGAAACTGTTAAGCAAGAAGTCACAGGCGCAGATGGTGAGCCACTAACAGGGATTACTGTGTCGTTTGTAAAGCCTAATGAGTGACACCAACGCGCAGTTTCCCGTCAAGATGGCCAGCCTGTTTGACCAGGCGCGTTACAAAATCTACTACGGGGGCAGGGGCGCAGGCAAAAGCCATTCCGCAGCTAAAGCACTATTGATACTGGCGGCTAGAAGCCCTATTAGGGTTTTATGCGCTAGGGAATACCAAACATCAATTAAAGACTCTGTTCACAAATTGCTGTGTGACCAGATTGAATTGATGAATATGCACTCAATATACGAGATAACCCAGAACAGTATTAGGGGCAAGAACGGGTCAGAGTTTGCCTTTATTGGGCTAAAGAACAATGTGGCAAATGTAAAGTCATACGAGGGCATAGACATTTGCTGGGTAGAAGAAGCCCAGACTGTTAGCCGTATGTCTTGGAATACGCTTATACCTACCATTCGTAAAGAAGGTTCGGAAATATGGGTAACTTTTAACCCAGAACTGGAATCAGACGAAACCTATCAGCGTTTTGTGCTTAGACCGCCAGAAGGTGCAGTAGTCCAAAAGATTAACTGGAACGATAACCCGTGGTTTCCTGAAGTGCTGGCGCTAGAAAAAGATGCGCTTAAAAGTCGTGACCCAAGCGCCTACCAGACAGTATGGGAAGGCTTATGCCGACTTACAGTAGATGGCGCTATCTTTGCCAACGAGATGCAAGTGGCAGAGTTAGACGGGCGCATCACAAAGGTTAACTACGACCCTACAAAGCCTGTACACGCCATCTTTGACCTTGGGTGGGCTGATAGCACAGCAATTTGGTTCTTGCAGTTTGTAGGCATGGAAACACGGCTAATCCGTTACCACGAAGACAGCCAAAAGACTATTAGCCATTACTTAGCCCTAATGCAAACCTATGGCTATATGTATGACACGCTGTGGCTACCGCACGATGCACAGAACAAAACCTTAGCAAGCAACGGCAAGTCGATAGAGGAAATTGTGCGCGCAGCTGGCCACAAAACCCGCATTATTGAGCGTACACCGATAGTCGATAGCATCAACGCAGCTAGAACGATATTCCGTAATTGCTGGTTTGATAGAGAAAATTGCTACGATGGTTTACAATGTCTCAGACATTACCGCTATGAGGTAGACCCTGAGACGGGTCAATTTAGCCGTAATCCTTTGCACGACCAATACTCACATGGCGCTGATGCCTTTAGATATATCGGGCTAATGATTAACGAGCCGAAGCCAAGGCGTAAAGTGCAGAATCAAAACTATGGTCAGCATAACTCTTGGATGGGATAGATATGGCAGATGACTTTGACCCAGTAATCACTGAAGCGGTAGAGTTTCTCAAGTTCTGTAATGACGCAGATACGATGAACCGCCAAGAAGCGTTAGAAGATTTAAAGTTTGTCTCTGGTGACCAATGGCCAGTAGAACTACAAAACAGCCGTAACCTCGAATCGCGCCCATGTTTGACCATCAATAAGTTAGATGGTTACTGCCGGCAAGTGGCTAACCAACAGCGCCAGCAACGCCCACGCATCAAAGTTCACGCTACTAACACGCATGAGCAGATGGTGGAAGCGCAAGATATACAGGGCATCATTCGCCATATTGAGGTCAACAGTAACGCAGACCACGCCTATGACAACGCCTTTGACTATGCTGTACGCATGGGTTGGGGCTATATGCGTGTCCGCACAGACTACATAAGCGAAGATTCTTTCGACCAAGAAATCTATATTGACCCAGTAGACAACCCATTTACTGTTTACTTTGACCCTAACAGCATATTGCCTGACGGCTCAGATGCTGAAAAGTGCTTAATCACCACAATGATGAGCAAAGAGGTGTTCCGCTCTTTATATCCAGACAATGACGATGGCACATCATTTACCCAGCGCGGTACGGGTGATAGCCAATCAGAATGGATAACTAAGGAAGATATACGCCTAGCCGAGTATTACTACACAGTACGCGAAAAGGCTAAGTTATACCTATTGAGCGATGGCTCTAGCACCTTTGCTGATGACAAAGACTTCTTCAACCGCTTGGCAATGGCTGGCATTACAGTCATTGATACACGCGAATCGTTCAAAAAGACCATCAAATACAAGAAACTAACCGCTATCGAGGTTATCGAAGAGCGAGATTGGCC